ACACGTCGTGCGAGGCGTTCGCCGCCGGGTTGAAGATGACGTTCAGCGTCACGCTGAAGTCCGCGAGGAGCAGGATCCGCTCCATCGCACTCTTGTCGATGCCCGTGACGTTCCAGTCCGCGCGCGGCGTCGCGAACTGGAGGTTCGTGACGTCATTGATGATCGCGCGGAGAGTGCCGGCCGAGTCGTCCACGGAGCACGTCGTCCACCCGAGACCTGAAGTCTTTGCCATGGCTTGTCATCCCTTCTGCTGCTGGTCGACGATGCGCTGCTGGTGCTCGCCGAAGTCTTCGACCCAGTCCGCGGGCCGCTGATGCGTACGGCGGCGGCCGGTCGGGTTGCCCCGCCAGTCGCCGTCACGGACGACGTAGATCTCCGGGCGCGTGCGGTGCTCGGCGAAGCAGCGCTGGTGCGCCTCGAAGCGGAACACCGTCAGCCCGGCGTCGGTTTTCATCTCGCGGAACGTGCGCCCGGACTTGGTCCGGATGTACGCGGCCTGCTGCTGGCCGAGTTCGGTGGTCTCGTCGACTTTCGACTCCCACCCGAACTGCCACGCGGGACAGGCGACCTGCTCGCACGCGGCGACGATCGTGGTGTCCTGCGGCGCGGTGATGCTGAACGTCTGGTAGGAGCCGACCGGGAGGTTCGGTTCGATCCGGTTCACTGTCTGCATGCCAGCCCCTTAGAAGACGGTCGAGACGTCGTTGCGGACGGCGGTCACAGCGAAGGTGGCCGAGGAGAACGTGCCGGTGGTCACCGCGCGGAGGTACCGCTTCACGGTCTGCCCGCGCGCCGTCTCCAGGCGCTGCACGGTCACCCCGGTCGCTGCGGTGAATCCGCCGCCGGTGACGTCCGCGAATGGGTCACCGACGCCGTTGTCGGAGCTCTCCTGGATCTTGACCGTCACCGACGTCCCGGTGAACGCGAAGACTTGGAGGTAGAACTGCGCTCCGAACAATCCCGCCCCGTTGAACAGCGGCGGGGAGCCGAGGCCGAAGTCGACGCCCGTGCCGTTCGTTGCGGTGGTGTCGACCCGCTTCCCGGCGGTGAGGAGGTAGCCCCACTCCACCCCGAACCCGTTGGCCAGCGATGACACACCGAAGGAGAAGGAGCCGTCATCGCCGCGGTTGCCGTCGTAGTTGGACTGCTTCGCGACGATCGTCGCGGCCGGGCTGCCGAGGACGGTGCCGCGGCAGTACATCTCATGGACGTCCGCCGTGGGCAGCGCGGCCAGGACCGGGTGGGAGCCCGTCGGGTTGAACCACGACGTGGCCTCCAGACGGCCGTCACGGAGACCGCCGATCCGCTCGAACCCGCTCTTGTCGATGCCCGTCGTCGTCAGTGGGGTGGGCCCGCCGCCGACGTTGCCGATCGCGGTGAAGTCGCCTGAGAGGTCGTTGCCTCCGATGTACAGCGCATCACCGAGCCCGCCTTGCTTTGCCACCTAGGCCACCTCATTCCAGAGATCGTTTACGACGACGGGCAGCGCGATCGTCATCACGCGGAACTCGATCCCGTCCTGACGGAGATAGCCCGCGCGGACATCCAGCGGCGTCCCGTTGATGCCGAGGAGGTCGACGTGACGTACCAGCCCGCCGAGCTCGAAGTCGCCCGTGTACGCGGCGCACAGGTCGTCGACGGCGGCGAGCATGTCCGGGTCGATCGCGTCCGGCGGCTCCGACACCGCCGACGCGTAGATCCGCACGTTGAACACGAGGAGCACCGACAGGGAGTTGAGGCCGGACGAGCGGACGGGGGTGACGCGGTCCGTCCACACCGCAGCCGTCAGCCCGCCCGTGGACGGCGGGTTCTTCGGCTCGTGCCCGTTCACCGCATCAAACCGCCCACTGGCCATGGCGTGAGAGACGACCGCGTCCGTGATCCCGAGGATGTCGAGAGCCATCCGTCAGCCCCCCATCTCGGGAAGGTGACGGCGCACTGCGGCCTCGGCGATCTGCGGGCCCCGGGCGACGACAGCCTGCTTCGCGTCGCGCCAGAAGTGATAGCCAGCGAACCGGGTCACCGGCGCGTTGCGGCTGCCCACACCCTCCAGCCACGGCCCGTAGATGACGCCCTGGTCGTTGACGAGGGACACCTCGCTCGATACCCGGGTCGTGGTGACGCGGGTCTCGTAGTACGGCGTGCGCGTCTTGAAGCTCGCGGACGTGCCCATCAGGACGCGCTCTTCTGCGTAGGCGGCGACGTCGTCACGCGCGTCATCACAGGCGCGCTCGATCGCGCGCTCGGCACCGCCGTCGAACAGCGGGCCCCGGAACTCGATCTCGATGCCCATGCTCACACCGCCCTCGTCCGCGCTTTACGCCCGCAGGCGTCATACGTGGCCTGCCGGCGCTTCTCCAGCGCGCTCTGATCGCGGTTGCGTTCGCTGGACCCGCCCTCACCGGAGCGCAGCGCCCGCGAATACCCGGACGCCTCCGTCGTGAGGGAGTTGATGGCCTCGGCGATGACGAGCTGTCGGACGGGGCCCGGCGGCTCCCACCGGTACACGGGGGATGCGTTCGCGTGCGTGTCCGCCGTGGTGCCGAGGACGCCGCGGGTGACGGTCAGGGTGCGGGGAGCGTAGATGGTCGCGCCGGCCGTGTGCGCGGCAAGGACGGTGCCGTCCCAGCCGCGGCGCACCACGAGGTTGTTGCCTGCGATGTCGGTGATGAGGAGTTTCTCGGCGTCGATGAGGATGACCTCGTCGCGGGCGAACAGAGCGCCGTTCGCGACGGGGACGGCGACGCTGTTGGCCTGCGCGGTCAGTCCGGGCGCCCCGAGCACCTGCCCGGTGGTGAGCTGCTGCCGGTCGGTGACGATCATCCGCTCGGAGTCGACGCGGAGGATCGAGCCGACGCCCACGGCGGCCGACGTGGGGCCGTCGACGTCGATGCCCGTCTCCGTCGTGTCGAGGATCTCCGCGAGCGTGCCCGCCTGCGTTTCGGTGTTGCGGTAGCCCCACAGGCCTGTGACCTGGATGTCGCGCTGGTAGGTGTTGCCGCCGCCGAACGACGCGTTGGAGCTGAGCTTGATCTCGATGCGGTCGAAGGGTGGCCCGTAGTTGACGGGCTCCAGGTTGAAACTGGTGGAGGGAATGACGGTGCCGCCGCTGGACAGCGTGGTCACGCTGATCAGCTCCTGGTCGTTGAGGCGCAGGATCCACGGCGTCATCCCGGCGCGCGGAGGCCAGTTGAAGAAGCGGGTGGCCACCGCGGGGAAGAACATCCGGTGGCACTCCCGCTCGACGTCGCGGGACGCGTCCTCCAGGGCGCGGGCAATCTGCATGTTGTTGCGGGCGGTCGTCTTCGAGTCGAGGGCGCGCTGTACGTCCTCACGGGTCGCGTACCAGACACCGTCAGGGCTGGTGTTGGTGGCTGCGGCGGACGCGGGCGCGACGACAGTGATCGTCTCGGTCGCGGTGACCGGAGCCGCCGCCTTCAGCCCCGACCAAGTCGCCAGGTACGAGCCCGGGGTGAGGCTGCTGGACGGCGTCCACGCGTACCCGTACGACCCGGTGGCGGGGTGCGTCACCCCGGATGTCGACGCGGCGAGGGCTGTTGCACCGGTGGCAACGCTGGCCACCGCGATGGTGGGCGTCGCGTCGAGGTCGACGAGGGAGCCGCCGCTGAAGTCGTAGAACTGGGCAAGGAGCGCGACGGTCTGGCCCGCGATCACGTCGGTCATGTCCAGCTCCCCGGGGTTCCACCCGCGGTGCACAAGTGCCAGGCGCCCGCCGAGTCGAGGACCAGATCACCGGTGAGCCACGTGCCCGTCGTCGGCGCCCCCGTGGTCGCCTTCCGGCCGCACAAGCGGACGTTGGCGAGCCCGTTCTTCGCGCCGAGCGCCGCGACGCCCGTACCGGCGTCGATGTCGTGGACGTCGTCGAACGCGCCGGTGCCGAACTGGGTGCGGCCGATCAGGTGGGGGCCTGCCGCCTCCCAGCGCATGATGTTGGACTGGGCTCCGGTGAAGTCGGCGTTGGCCCACTTGGAGATGAACACGTCGAGCCCGGCGACTTCGAGATCGAGGCCGCTGCCCGTGACGCGGAACCGGTACGCGCCGTCGGCGGCGGTCCGCTTCACGGTGAGATTGGCGCCAGTGACGGTGACGTCGCCAGTGAAGGCGGCGCCGTTCAGGGAGGCTTTCGTCGCGTCTTGCGTGTCGACGTAGCCCTTCGGCGCCGCGTTCAACGCCAAGTCCGGAGAGGAGTCGGGCAGCGTCAGCTCACCCGTCATCACGTCGCCGCTCTTGTTGACCTTGCGGTTATCGCCCGTCGTGGACACGTATCCGGTTGCCGTCATCTGCCGTACCTCCTCTCGAACTCGGGATCGTGCTGGGACTACTTGGTGTCAGCGGCGTCGCTCGCCGACGTAGCTTCCGTCCGGGCGCCAGCCGTCCCACTTGCAGAACGGCTTCCCGTCCGGCCCTTGCGAGAGCGGCTCCCCGTCGTGGGGGCAGGCGATGGGGCCGGCGTCTCGCTCGGCTCGGGCGAGCTCGGCTCCTTCGCGGAGGATGTCGAGGAGCTGGTACCAGCTGATACGTCCTCACCTCCCTCGTCAGCGGCGTTGGTGGCGCCGCCGTGCACGGTGATCTTCGGCATGTCGTTGCCCTCCTCCTTCGGCCGGGGCCTCTCGTCGATCCGCACCACCGACCCACACTGCGGGCACTGGGGAGCGCCCACCGAGTAGTCGGCGGTGCAGTCGGCGCACGTCCACACAGCCATCAGGCGCCCGTCGCGGGCAGGTTCTGCGGGGCGCGCTGCGCTCCCAGGTCACGGGTGATCGCGTTCACAGTGCCCGCGCCTGTGCTCGTGAGCTTCACGTACTTGTAGCCGTCGCTCAGGCTGGTGCCTTCGACCTCGCACACCATCGCGTTCTGCGCGGCAGTGGCCGTAGTCACGACGGTCGCAGCCGCAGTCTGCGGCGTCCGGGTCCACGCGTCCGAGCCGTTGCCGGTGCAGGTGTACCGCTCCGTGATCGCAAGGAGGTTCTGCGCGCCGGTGCCCGCGGAGTCCTTCGCCTCCTGAAGCGTGTACGTGTCGCCGACCGCGCCGGTGAGGTAGCACGAGAACGTGACGCCCGCAGCCGCGCCCTTCAGCGCGATCCACACGCCGTCCGCAGCGGGGGTGGTGTTGATGAGCCTGCCGAGTGCCTTCTGAGACATCGGGTGTTCCTTCCGTCTGGGGGCCGCGCCGGGGCGACACTGCCGGGTTGGTGGAAGCCGCCGCCGGGGTGTGAATGCCGACGGCGGCCGGGGTGGGTTAGAGCAGCTCGACGAACGGGGAGAGCGTGGCGGTCGAGCCGTTGGCGGGGGTGATCGCGGACTGGATCCACGGGCGGCCGTCGACGCGCTGGATGATCCTGAACGTCGTCTTGTCGTTGCCGAACGCGTAGTCCGTGCTGGAGTCGGCGGTCATGATCTGGCGGTCGCCCACCA